GTGAAATTCAAGAAATATTAATTAGGTCAGCAAATGATTTAATTGCATTAGAGACTCCAAATTATCAATATGTTGCATCAAGACTATTGTTGTTTACTATTAGAAAAGAAGTATTTGGTAAACATATAGATGGTAATTATCAAATTCCATTACAGTTTTTAGTTGGAAGAAATGTCGAAAAAGGTTTATATGATCCTGATATTATGAAATGGTATAATGATGACGAATTTAAAAGATTAGATTCTTATATTAAACATAATAGAGATTATGATTTTACATACGCAGGTTTAAGACAAATAGTTGACAAATATCTTGTACAAGATAGATCTACAGAAAAAGTTTTTGAAACACCACAATATATGTATATGTTAATTGCGGCAACTTTGTTTCATGATTATCCAAAAGAAACTAGATTATCATATGTAAAAAGATATTATGATGCAATTTCTACTTTTAAAATTAATATACCTACACCAGTAATGGCAGGTGTACGTACACCATTAAGACAGTATGCTTCATGTGTACTTGTTGATGTAGATGATACATTAGATTCTATCTTTGCAAGTGATATGGCAATAGGTAGGTATGTTGCACAAAGAGCCGGCATTGGTATTAATGCAGGTAGAATACGTGGAATAAATTCACGTATTAGGGGCGGCGAAGTAGCACATACAGGGGTTGTCCCATTTCTTAAAAAGTTTGAAGCTACTGTGAGATGCTGTACACAAAATGGTGTACGTGGAGGTAGTGCTACTGTCCATTTCCCTATTTGGCACCAAGAGATTGAAGACATTTTAGTTTTAAAAAATAACAAAGGTACAGAAGATAATAGAGTACGTAAACTTGATTATTCAATACAAATGTCAAAAATATTTTATGAAAGATTTATTAAAGGTGGAGATATTACTTTATTTTCACCTCATGATGCTCCAGGTTTATATGATGCTTTTGGTACACCAAAATTTGATAAGTTATATAAAAAATATGAGCAAGATGAAACGATACCTAAAAAAACTATACAAGCAAGAACATTAATTGGTGACGTATTAAAAGAACGTGCAGAAACTGGTCGTATATATATTATGAATATAGACCATGTAAATGAGCATAGTTCTTTTTTAGATAAAGTTAATATGTCAAATTTATGCCAAGAAATTACTTTACCTACAGATCCTATTCAACATATTGATGGGAGAGGAGAAATTGCATTGTGTATTCTTTCTGCGGTTAATGTTGGAACATTAAAAGATACAGCAGAATTAGAACATTTATGCGATTTGGCAGTAAGAGCATTAGACGAAATTATTGAACACCAAGGATATCCTGTTAAGTCTGCAGAAACAAGTACTAAAGCTAGAAGAAGTTTAGGTATTGGTTACATTGGACTTGCACATTATTTGGCCCGTAATAAAGTAAAATATGATGATAAGAAAGCATGGAAGTTAGTAAATGAACTAACTGAAGCATTTCAATATTACTTACTAAAGTCGTCAAACACATTAGCAAAAGAAAAAGGTGCTTGTGATTATTTCAAAAAAACAAAATATTCAAAAGGTATTATGCCTATTGATACTTACAAAAAAGATATCGATGAACTTGTAGGTGAAAAATTAAAATTAAATTGGAAAAAATTAAGAGAAAGTATTGTAAAAGATGGATTGAGACATTCTACTTTATCAGCACAAATGCCAAGTGAAAGTTCTTCTGTAGTAGGTAATGCTACTAATGGAATTGAGCCTCCAAGAGCTTATTTGTCAGTTAAAAAAAGTAAAAAAGGTCCACTAAAACAAATAGTTCCACAATATAAAACATTAAAAGAATTTTATACGTTACTTTGGGATATGCCATCTAATGAAGGGTATATTAACATAACTGGAATAATGCAAAAGTATTTTGATCAAGCAATATCAGGTAACTGGAGTTATAATCCTACACATTATGAAAATAATGAAGTTCCTATGAGTGTATTAACAAAAGATTTTTTAACAACATATAAGGTAGGTTGGAAAACAAGTTATTATCAAAATACATATGACTTTAAAGGTGAAGAGCCAAATATAACTGACAATGAAAATATGTTAACGATTGATGAGGCACTAACACAGAATCAACAACAACAAGATGAGGAAGATTGTGATGCTTGTCATATATAACTTGACATTACAATTTATGAGTGTATAATAAAATTATGGTAAAAACAGTCTTTAATACAGAACAAATCGACTTCACTAAACAACCTATGTTTTTTGGTGCAGATCAAAATGTACAACGATATGATGTTTTTAAATATCCACAGTTTGATAAATTAAATCAAACTATGCTTGGATATTTTTGGAGACCTGAAGAAGTTAGTTTGCAAAAAGATAGATCAGACTATGCAACTTTTAGACCAGAACAAAAGCATATATTTACGGCCAATTTAAAATATCAAACACTATTAGATAGTGTACAAGGTAGAGGACCAAGTTTAATGTTCTTACCTTATGTATCTAATCCAGAATTAGAAGGTTGTATTGTTACTTGGGATTTCTTTGAAGCAATTCATTCAAGAAGTTATACACATATTATGAAAAATGTTTATCCTGATCCAAGTGAAGTATTTGATACTATTGTTAATGATAAAGAAATACTAAAACGTGCTATAAGTGTTACAAAGAACTATGATTCTTTTGGAGATGCGGCCGCAAATTATTTTGTAAAAGGTAAAGGTGATTTGTTAGATGTTAAAAGAAAATTATATCTAGCAATGGTAAATGTTAATATCTTAGAAGGTTTAAGATTTTATGTTTCATTTGCTTGTACGTTTGCTTTTGGTGAACTTAAACTCATGGAAGGTTCAGCAAAAATTATTTCATTAATTGCTAGAGACGAAGCAACACATTTAAATTTAACTACTCATGTAATTAAGAATTGGCATAAAGGTGATGACTCTGATATGTTAAAAATTATTAAAGATACTAAAAAAGAAGTAGCTGAAATGTTTAAAGAAGCGGTTAATGAAGAAAAAGCATGGGCAGATCACTTAATGAAAGATGGATCTATAATTGGTTTAAACTCTAGACTTTTAGGAGATTACATTGAATGGATAGCAAATAAAAGATTAAAAGCTATCGGCTTTGATCCAATTTATGATATTCCTTCAAGTGCAAACCCATTACCATGGACGCAACATTGGTTATCAAGCTCTGGGTTACAAGTTGCTCCACAAGAAACTGAAGTTGAAAGTTATATTATTGGCGGACTAAAGCAAGATGTAGATGATAAAACTTTTGAAGACTTTAAACTATAATAAGAAAGAAAACAATGTTAAAACAAAAACTAAACAAAGATGAAGTTGTAGTATTTAGAACAGTTGGTAGTGATGAAGTTATTGCTACTATGATTGAAGAAACTGATACTGCTTACCGTGTTAGCAAACCTTTGGCTTTAGCAATGACGGCAAAAGGTGTTGGTATGACGCAATATATAATAATGGCTGACAAAGATAGTGAGTTTGAATTTCAAAAAAATACAATAATTACAGTAGGAAAAGCAAATTCGCAAGCCAAAGAAGCATACGCACAAAGCATATCTAATATTGTACAACCACCAAAACAGTCAATAATTACCTAATCTAAAAGAAATAAATACTACTATAAAGGATTAATAATATGCCATTAGTAGCAAGAATAGGTGACGCAGATACAAACCACCCGCCGTGTTCGGCAGGGCAATGTGCGACAGGATCGCCAAATGTATTTGCAAATAATATACCAGTACATAGAGTAGGTGACACAAATACACCTCATGGATATATACTTTGTATTCCACACGTTACACAATTAGCAACAGGATCGCCAAATGTATTTGTAAACAATATACAATGTGGTAGATTAGGAGATCAATATACTTGTGGAATTTTAGTTAATGCAGGGTCGCCTAACGTAGTGGCAAATGGATAAGGAAAAATAATATGGCAACAGTTTTACCAGGTGATAGTTCAAGTTTATTTTCAAATTTTGATGGTACTGCAATATCACAAAGTCTAGGAGATATCGCAAAAGAAAGTTTAAACAATGGATATTTTGACACTAAAGATACAACAGACTTATATGGAAATTCAATAAAAACTCAAACAGCTTGGAAAAATCCAAACTATGATACTGAA